TCATTTCTTCAGCATGTAGATAAACGAATCGACGGTTTCGCCGCCGGCGGTGGTGACGCTGACCGCCACTCGTTCATAACCCTCACCTTCAAACGCATCGAGAGTCGGCCAGTGGTTGACGAGGTTAGCTGAACGGAACAGAAACCCGTTCACCCGATTGCCACTGTTATCCAGCACGATGCCCGGGTAGCCCATCTCGGCGCCCCAGCCTTCGTTAAGCAGCGAGCCGCCGACGCTACCCTCTTCCCAACTGCCGCCGATGGCTTCCATAATGTGCGCGTTGGGCCTGCCCGGCCCCAGGGTGCCGTAAACGAATAAGCTTTGCATTTTTCTCTCTACTACTCACTGAAAGTTAACGCATGAACATAGCATGACGTTCAGCGGCGAGCCAACGGGAGTACGGGTAGCGCAGTCGAGTTTTCAAGGGAACAAGTAGGGGGAAGAAAATCAAGGGAGTAATGGCACGCCCTATAGGATTCGAACCTATGACCTACGGCTTAGAAGTTCCTAGAATCACCTTTTAACACAGTAACTTACCGCATCAAACCGCGCTCACACGTCTCAAGATGCAAAAAGATGGAAAACCATATCAACAGATGTGAAAACATCCCTGTCCCAATTTTGTCCCATATTGTGCTGAGAGCAAATACATCACGACACTATAGATACTGCTCTCCATACGCCAGGGCTTCCTGCGGTTACGCACCTCCAATGAGTTACACCTCCAGCAGTAGGTGATGTATTCCAGCAAATGTCTCCCACTGAAAAAGATCCAGTTGATGGTGCTGAAGCTCCTGTAACCTGTTTGAATGAAGGTGTAACCCATCTAACTCCGTTGCTTGTCTGGGTAAACGTGCCAAGAACCTTGTTATTTCCCCATACTCCACCACCCGACCCATATGAAGCATTTCCACCGATATAACAATTATTAACGAACACATTAGTGGTGTCATCAGCAATAACTACATCGCCTGCGAAATCACAACTATCAATAAACATCCGTAGCGCTCCGCCAGCATGACTGGTCGTGAATGATGACACAAATGTACATTTATCAAACCATATGTCTGAGTTTGGATATGCAATTGATACAGGTTGTGAGAAGTTGCAATGCTCGAATCTAGTAAATCTAGTGCGAGCCAACCCAGGAATAGAATAAAAGCTAATCCCATGAAACTCAGCTCGGCTTGTGACGTCATTAAGCATTGTATACACAATGCCGGGAGAGCAACGAACATCCCATAGATATAGCTCGCCAAAGTTATGCTGTATCCCCTGATATTCTGCAATGCCACCTCCCCTTATTTTTGCAACACCTTGCTGCATCTTTAAAAAATATGGAGTTGGAGCACCAGAGATATCCCAGTTTGCATTAAACTCAACATGACAGTCTGTAATGTAGTTTTCGATTCCCCAGTTTAAATCCATTACTGGACATACGTGATTGTCTTCAAATTGACAATTATTGAAACGCAGATAGTTGCAAAAGTCGTTAGCAATGGTCGTAACGGCAACGATTGGTGACTCGAGAGTTTTTGTCATATCAAACGTATCAACGTTTGACGCCCGGTTACCCGATGTCTTGCCGCAATCAAAAACGTTAAAGAAATCAAATACGCTATCTTGGCACTTATCTAGATATAACCCAGCACCGTTGAAGCGTTCTACGTTGACATAGCTATATGAAGACTGATATTGGTACTGAAGATATATACCTCTGCAATTGCTCAGGTTTCCAAGCAACTGAATATTGCTAATCTCTACACCGGCAAAACCAGCTTCGACCGCGTTAGTTGTTGGGTTCCTGCCAGGAAAATGCAAAGCACCATAGTTTTCGTATCCTGGTGGGATTTGAGCTGATATTGTTGTTGCATCTTTTACACCGCACCCTCTTAGTTTTACGCCGCAGTTTGTTTGAAATATGACAGGTGATTTTATAATAATCGGGTTCGCGTTACTTCCCTGGGGCAGCATCAATATTTTTTTACGAGATGCATCCGCAGCTTTTTTTAACGCTGCCGAGTTGTCAGACTGCGAATAATGTACACCCCACCATTCTGCATGGTTTGTTGATGTATCAGAAATGGATCTCTTCCACCTAGCACCAGATGCTGTTACCGCAACCGTTCCGCCATTATCTGCTGTAATGCTATCTGATGGGTCATGATAAAATTCACCCGCTCCGTATGTAACACCATCTCGATATCCACTAAGTAGAATGTGCTGCCCATATTTAGCTGGTTCAGTTAACCGCAAGGCGTCAAATGAATTAACCTGCCCAATAAATCCAAATCCGGTAGAAAATTCTAACATCCCTCTAAATTGATCTGGGTCATACTTCAATACGTTGGGGAAATAGAACTGCTGAGTGCCATATGCGTCATAAATGGCCATTGAATGGCCTTGGACCGTCACAAACTTGGCAATCTGACCGCCATACACCGGATACCCACCTGTGTTAATCATGATTGGCTGAGCCATTGGCACATGCGAACCATCCTCGTTCTCCAGATAAACCTGAATCTGGTTCTCTGGAATGGTTGGGTCAGTATCAATCTTGCCGATGTAAATCCTGCCGTTAGCTGCAGCTTTGAACGAGCGAGCCAGCGTGAACAGTTGCGAAGGCATCGAGACGACAACGTTAGGGACGATATCGGCCATTTATTTTCTCCAGGCGTGTGGAATCCCCACAGGTCACGCCTGCGGTGGTTTTTAGGTATAAAAAAAGCCCGACTAAGTAGCCGGGCACTGGTGTTGGATGCTGTTATACGAAGTGAATTATTAGAATGATCATTACCCAGAATGCTAAGCAAAATGCTACAACTGCAAGCCAGGCGTTACGGCGATTCCATCTCATTTTTTCCACCTTTTGTACTGCTATGCACGACACTACTAATCGGTGGGTAAATCATCAAATTGGAACTACAGATCAATAACTTTATATTGATCGGCGGTGACGATCGATTTACTTAACTTCATGATATTTATTGATATTTGCTTTTTTATTTTCATCGCGCACGCTCGCCATGTGAACATAATCAATCTTTCACTCATCCGCTACGTCGCTGTTTTACCCACTTACAGCAGGGCAAGTATCACCGTAATACCATTGATGCCGCAGTTTCTGGCATTTACCATGTCGACAACAGAAAGGAGGTTGACGTGGCAAGAGATGATCCACAGTTCAATGTTAGGATGCCTAGCGAGATAAAACAGCAACTTACTAGCTTGGCAGCTACTAACAGACGCTCAATAAATGCTGAGATCATTGCAGCTATTCAGTTATGGATTAAAATCCATAGAGAGAAGCAGATTCCGTCAACATCCAATGAATTAACTAAGTCGGAAAAAGAATCTCTGGACATAGCGATAGACGTACTTAGAAGAATAAGAGAAGACAAATGAGCAGCGAAAACAAAGATAACAAAGAAAAAAAAGAGAACAAAGAGAGTAATTACAAAAATATTGACCTAGAGGCGTTTGGTAAATATCTAAATACTCTAAAGAGCTCTCATGAATGCCCGATGTGTACCAACACAAAATGGACTCTTTATACTCCTGGAGATACAGCTAATAATGATGATTCTCCAATTGTCGTGCCGTCTATTCCTGGGGTTACAGTTGATGTACCTAGCCAGGACAAGAGACTTTATACAAACACAACGTTTACGCTACTTGTTATGAGCTGTAATAACTGTGGATATTTGCATTTGTTTAGCCTTCCTAGGGTAAATAAAAACATAGTAACTGGTGATTATAAAAAAATATCATGCGAGGATAATCCCGAAGAGGATGATCTGTAATGATAAGAGAATATAAATACCCTACTTTAGAAAGTAATGGCAAAGATACATCTTTCTCCTCTCCTGAGAGAGAGCCAATTATTGTACAAAATAACAGAAACTCTTTTGCCCACCCAAATAGCATAAATTGGGCAGCAGTGATGAACCTTATCAGTCATAATAGGTCACAAGCTAGAAAGACTCGTGGAGATGACAATATGCCTAACAGATTAGAATTTTATGGCACAGCCGCTGCAATCATTGGTGCTATTGCCATAGGAGTATGGACTGTTAGCACAAGGATCGATGACAAGGTGTCGGAGTCAAGGGTGGAACTCAGCACCACAATGCAGAACAACAAAACAGAGATCCTAACTGCGTTTCAGAACAGCCAGAATACAATCATTGGCAGGATTGATAAACTGGAGGATCGCTCAAGAGATGACGCCAAAACGCTAAGTAAGATTGAGCTGCTTCTTGAAAGCAAGCAGGAAAAAAAGTGATCTTATCATCGGCACGGTTGTGCCGATTTTTTTAACAAAATACACCTGCCTAATCATCCTATCTTTTGATCATTGCCATCCCTGGCGGAGGAGGTTGTTGTGGAAATGTATTTAATAGCCTTGGCATTTGCCATAGCGATTTCAATTGCAATTGCAAAAATATCAACAAATTACAGGAAACTTAGTAATAAGGTTGATGTACTAGAGTCAATAATCTCAAGCAGGCTATCTGATATTGAAATCAAGATAGGAATGTTTACATCTTTTAATGAATCAACAGACTTGTCAATTGACGACATAAAATCAGAGCAGAAGATTATTTATAGTGAGATGGATCGCCAGAAAAAAATAATTAACTCACTAATGAAGTAATTACTATTCGCCACTATCATTCATTCCACTGATAGTGGCGACAATTCCTGCTCTTGATAACCTTTCAAACTCATCGCTTCCTACTGCATCTCTAATCGCCTTCACTGCCACCTTGTTAGCCATGAATCTGAGTTCTGCTTCAGCGACTGCTTGAGTGGTTGCCCCAGATTTAACAGCTCTGGTTGCTTCCTGAATCGCTTTTTCAATCGCGTATCTCCCACTCCTTGTTTTTGATATCTTGGCTACTGCGCTTTTGATAACCGCGCCTGCGGTTGCGCCCACCGTGGCCCCTATAACTCCGCCTCCCGTGGCACCTACAACGGCACCAGCAGTAGAGTTACCTGTTGCATCAAGAACGGTTTGAGCGATCTTTGGAAGGCCTGAATCTAACGCCTTCAAAACCTCCGTGGTACGCCCTGTTCTTTCAACGTACTGTTGAGGCTTAATTGCAGCTCTTGCCAGGGTTCCATATGCATCCGCGATGCGACCTAAATCTTTAGAATATCGGTTGATCGCATTTACGTTCTGAGGTGTTAGCAGCGTAGCGATATGGTTAATCCCTGCAGCATCTGACTTTCCTCCCCGCACGCCATGAGAGATGGCATCTTGCAGGATTGAAGATATAGCAGGGACCCTCTCGGCCTCTGGAAGCGCAGTAATGATCGAGTGAAACCCTGATGGACCATTTAGGCCTTTAGCCGATGATGACTGCAGAGCCTTAACTCCATTATTTACCAGAACGTCATTAGCGAGCCCGCGCCCAAAAATTGACTCTGCATTTTCTTGCGCCGTCAATCTCGCCTTAGAAAGGTCATTGGCACGCGTCCAATCATCAATAAACCCTCCCTGCTCTGCCATGTTCCGCATATCATCAGTGATCGCCCTGCGCACTTCTCCAGCTCGACGAGCTGCGTTAGACTCTCCGCTGCGGATATATTTCTGCTCTGCGTCAGCAAACTTCGCCCGCCAAGCCTTCATCCCATCAAACGTTACCCCACCACGATTTGCTCCCAAGAGCTGCTTCATTTCAGGGCTGAGAGGCACGCCAGCAGATCGCTCACCTTGGATAACGGCGTTGGCGTTGCTTAGCGGCATCTTCTGATTGGGCATTGTCGCCCTTACGTCATCCCATGCAGCACGTTCCGCATTTTTCATCTCATCAAGGTTTCCCATGATTCTCTGCTTTATGGATGAGCTTTTTTCTGATGCAGTACCCGCTGCTGCGCCGAGATCATCAAGATTTTGGTTAAACTTAGAGGCGATCTCGTTAAATGCAGCCTGATGGGCATCCTGGGCAGCTCCTGGTGTCGATGCTAGCGCACCCTCCGCCTGAGCGACGCCGCGGCTTCCTGATCGCATGCCTGGCGTTAGGGCGTTGATATCCACACCAGCAGTTTCTGCTGCCCTTGCGATGTCATCTGTGACATTAGCTGCCTGACCGGCAAGTACGTCACGCCCCGCTGCTGTCCTGGCAAGATTGGATACGTCATTCGCGGTCTCAATTGCCGCTGGAGTTACAGCGGCTGCTTGCGTAGCGCCGGTTCTAGCACCAGACATAGCTCTGATACCGCGCAGTGCTGCAGGCGCGCCAAGTAATGCGGCATTAAGCAGCATTTCCTTTGATGCATTCGCCGCAAAATCACCTTGTTCATTTCCCGCGTTAGCAATAGAACCAATCATTGCTCCAGCTACTGGGCCAACGCCTGGCGTTAGGTAGTTGCCGATGGCCTCGCCAGCCTGTGCATAAGGGTCTGTTGGGCGACTTACCGGCCTGTAAACCGGATCAAGAACATCGCCGCCGCCAACTGCTCGACTACCAGCGTTTACGAGGTTTGCCCCACCCTGAAGGATATCGAACGGGATGTTAGCCAGCCCTCTAGCTGCCTGCTCAATATTCTGCGATGCAGTTGGTGCAGGAGCTTGCTGCGCCCATGGTTGCGATGATTGCTGAGCCAACTTAGCGAGTTCATCATCAGAGCCTGGCGCTGCTTGCTGAGTCCACTGAGCAAAGCGTGGATCATTGACGTAATTGACCGTCTCGGTTGGAACCTGAGTCTTCTCACCTCGCAGATATTTTTGGACATTCCCTGGCCCCCAATTATACGCAGCCAGAGCTGCATATACGTTGCCATCGTGAGCGTCGATCATCTGCTTTAAATAACGCGCCCCAGCCTCTACCTGCATAGCAGGATTGCGCTTCAGCTCTTCTGGGTCATAACCCATCCCGCGAGCGGTGTTAGGCATCACCTGAGTAAGGCCGATAGCACCCTTACCACTCATGGCATTAGCATTCCCGCTGCTTTCCTTGCTGATTACCGCTCCGAGCAATCCAGCGGGGATACCGAAGCGTTGCTCAGCATCAGAAACAACATCGCCACCTTGTTGCGGTGGCGATTGCTGAGGCTGCTGGTATTTAGTCCATGGCCCATCGGAAGGAGATTCGGCCGGTGCTGCGTTCTGATACTTTTTCCATGGGCCTGCCATTAGTCTTTTCTCCAGCTATTAGGATTGCTTGGGTCGCCGCCAAGGAAGGTATATCCACCTTCGCTCATGCCAGCGCGCGGAGCTGATCCGCTCCCGCTCTGCGAATTATTGAAGGCGTCGATTTTCTGCTGATAGGTATCAACTACCGGCTGTTGCTTCTGCAGGTATGAGGTCTGCCGTTGCAGAACTCGCTGCCAGTTATCAATTGCCGCCCGCGCCGCTTTTGGTGACATGTTTTGGTTTATGGCGAGGAATGCTCGAGCTGCAGCTTGTCCCTCTGAATCTGAAACTGGACCAGTCCCTTTCATACCAATTACACCCATCAATCTGGCTTGTCCTTGCATCTGTTCGATCTTCGCCCATGCGTCGGCTGACTGCGTCCCAGGAATTCGCGAATTAACCGTGCCGCCGAACCCGAACACGCCATCAAATACATCTGGCGGAATGGACTTGACTTGATTCACAGTGTCATACATCCCAGCCACGTTATTAACGTTGCTTTGGTGCGCGCCGACATAGTCCTGCATCTTCTGCACTGAAGCCTGCTGCGTGGCAAGGGATTTAGCGCTATTCTCACCCGCTTTCAGGCTGAGCTCTAGGCGCTTGTTTGCATTATCTGCCTGGTTCTTCTGGGAGGTAAGATTCAGCTGCTGCTGACCCTGCTCAAGCTGGCCTTGCTGATATGCAGCCTGTTGCTGTAGCCGCTGCTGACCAAGATTGAGGTTGGCTTGCGCAATCTGTCCGGTTTGCTGCAGCTTGGCATTGTTGCCGACGATCTCGAAATACTTGTCTCCCTGCGCCGCAAGGCCTAACGTGTCAAATAGCTGTGCTGCCCCCTGCGGGTTCTGCATACCCATCTGCGCCAACACATTCGGGTTAGCACCAATGCGAGACAAATCACCTGCATTCTTCTGGAGGTATTGGCCGTAGGTTTCTGGCCCTTGAGATAATGCCAGTCGCAATCCAGCTGCCTGATTTGTCATGTCGCTTTTCTGCTGGTCATTAAGCCAGGCAACAGCTTGTTGTGCTTGGGTGACGAATGCAGGGTTAGCCGCGGCGAAATCTCGAAGCGAAGACGTATCGCCAGATTTCCAAGCATTTGCGTGCGCTTGGTTGAAGGCTTTCTGGGTTTCCATCATCTTCTGCTGCTGCATTGCGCCAGCGACGCCTGCCAGTCCTTGCAGCCCAGTAAGAGCAACGTTGTTTGCGCCGGAGCGAGCAATATCATTGTTATCGCGGATCAGGCCTAGCGTAGTATTGATATCGCTAGCCTGAGGTGCATTGGCATTCATGCCGCCAATCCCCGCAAGCAAACCACCAGAGTTACCAGCTTGTTGCCATGTAGCCATTAGAACAACCCTCCAAGCAGGCCAAGCCCGCCGCCGATAGCCGCGCCCAATCCAGTGCCGAGTCCGGGAACGATGCTGCCAAGAGCAGCGCCAGACATAGCGCCGCCAGCCAGGCCGCCTATCCCCTGCTGAAGTCCAGATGGGCGGTTAGCGTTTGCAGCGGCCAGCGATGCGCCTTGCATCGACAGCTGACCAGCATTGTTCGCGAAGTTAGCGCCGGCGTTGGCCTGCCCCTGAAGCGCACCAAGGCCAATATTTGCCAGGTTCTGATAGTTATTCATTTGCCCTGAAAGCCAGTTTTGCCCCAGCGTAGGAGCAATCGTTGCTAATCCGTTGCTGGTAGCAGTGCTGCCAAGGCCGCCGGTTGCTTCTGCTGACGCCAGTTGCTGGTATCGCGCCTGATTGGCTAGGTCTTTGTATTGGCCAGAGTTGTAGTAATCGTTCAGCGCGGATTGCTGGCCGCCGAGTGTGGAAAGATTCTGCAGTTGGCCGATGTATTGCTGAGCTAGCGGAGTGAATGGCGCCAGGTTGCCCATGATGCGCTCGAACTGCTGGTTTTGCAGGTCGGCAGCGTACTTTGTTGCATCAGCTGCAGCTCCAGCGCCGCCATCCCCTCCACCACCTTTACCGCCTTTTTCAGCGCGCACGGGCTCTTCCCGCAACATGTATTTGCGGTTAAATGTCATTGCAAAATGCATAGCGTGATTCCTATTTGGAGTGCTGTTCCAGGAACTCCGTCAGCTCTTCGCGAGTAGCGGAATAGAAAGTGACGTCATCAACGCCTTTGAAGTATTTCTTGATGGTGCCAACACGCTTGAGGCCGAGCATCGTGCAGTAAATCTGACCATGACGGAATTTTCGCGCGGCGAATGAGGTGACGCATTGCACGTTGAAGTTCGCCAGAATGAAGCGCCAGAAGGACAAGCCGATTTTCTGGCTGAATCCTCGCACCTCTTTCAGGTACATCGCGTGGCAGTCGAAGGTCAGCGGCTGGATTTCGTGAAAGTAGATGATGCCGCCGAACTGGCCATGCACATGCACCTCGAAATAACGATGTCCGGGTTGATAATCAAATCCGTCACCGTTGTTACTTCCGGCGATGATATCGGGATGGTTGCCGACAGCCTCAATCAGGTCGATGTTCCGCGTTGGTTTGAATTCAATCATCAGTTAATCTCCCCGTGAGCCCTCAGGTCATCCTCAAGCGCCTTAATGCGCTGGCGAGCCTGAGTGAGGGAGTTGGCTATCTGCTGTATCTGAACGATGTCCAGAATGCCTATCGTCCATGCCTGGTTTGCATCGAATGTTCCGCGGTAAGCAGTGCCGGTTGCTGCAGTCCAGCCTGTTCGTTGTGCGCCGACAACCTGTATGCCTGCTACCTTGTACGAAACAGCATTCACGCTACCGCCGACTTGAAGCTTGTCAGTGGTTGGTGTGGCCACGTTGCCAACCAGGAACGAACCGCCTGACGCCTGCACCGATTGGCTCGTTGATACAGCCTTGGATACGTAGTTGGTTTCGATGGTCGAAACCTTACCCTGTAGGGTGGTGATATTTCCTTCTGCCGTGGTGACGCGCGTTGTCAGTGATGCGACATTAGTTTGCAGTGATGTAATGTTGCTCTCAGCCGTCACCATGCGAACGGTTAGGCCTGCAATATCCGTTGTGTTCTGGGTGATGCGCGTTTCGTGATTGGCCAGTTCCGCTTCGTTGGCCGTAATGCGCGTTTCGTGGTCTGCAAGCTCAGCTTCGGCGGCTGTGATTCGTGTTTCATGATCAGCTAAGGTCGCTTCAGCGGCAGTGATGCGCTGCTCATGGTTGATGAGCGTTTGCTCTGCTGCCTCAATCCTGGTTTCGTGGTCTGCCAGAACCAAATCCTGCTCGTCGTTCTTTTTCTGAGCGTCCCACGCTCCCTGCCCAGCCTCGTTTGCCTTTCCAGCTACGTTACCCAGGTCAATTCCCTGTTGAATAACGTAAAGCAGATAAGGCTGCGAGAAGATGTTGCGAGGCAGGAGAGTGGCATCGATGCGCGTAGCCTGGATGATTACCGGTTCTTTCAATCCATCATCAGCCATCATTCAATCCTCAATGAGCAGTCCGATAGAGTTACCGGCGAGCGGGTAATCACGCGAACCTTGAAGCCGATATTTTTCCTTACGCGACCAATTCGACGCCATATAGCGCGCTTGTCGTAGATGAATGGAGCGTTGTAATCGACCATTTGCTCTCGGCCGTAGTTTGAGCCATCAACCGTTGCTGAAATGAAAAGACGCTCAGCCCACTGAGACACTCCAGTTGCAGACTCGAGCTCAAAGTCGAACACCCTGGCGTTATCGGCCTTAAACATCGGAGTGAACAGCAGATGCTCGGCTTGCTTGTCGTATTGCGCGGATGAGTCGAATTTAAGCGAGCCGGTGACAGCCTCTAACTTGTCGCCCACCGTTACCTGATTACCTTCGAACACATAATCGATAGAGCGATGAACGTCATCGAAGAGGCCGGTTTTCAAAATGCACCACTGCGGGCCGCTTTGGCTGGCGGTAGCGTCATAGCACAGGACGTGGCGTGGAAGATGGGCGAACAGCAGTTCATGGCTATCAAACCGAATTGACTCCAGCACGCCAGTAGCCAGCTCTTCTGCCGTGTAGCTGCGCAATACCTTTTCCACCGTTGCAGTGGCAATCTGCGAGGCTTGCCCGTTGTTGATCATGTAAATGGATGGCGCGCCGGTAGACTGATGGCTGATGAACGCGAAAGAATCCATGAACTCAGCTTTGCAGTAAGTGCCAGCAATTCCCTTCTGCACCATTAATGATGGCTGAGCGACGTAAATCGCAGCTGATGCGTCTGCTGCTCCAGTAAGAGAGAAATACTCAATAGTGCTGCTGCCAAACATCACGACAAAGTCACGCCACACGCCGCACCCAATGATGCCATCTGGCTGACTCTCTGCCGTATAGAACGGACGGAATCGATCAGGGCGTGATTCGTCCTCAAGGTCTGTTACGCCGAAGGTCTGAGTGCCATCCTTAACCCATACATAGCGGCCACGCGCCCGGCAGATATCTCTGACACTACCGATATCGTATTGAGCGAAGTCAGTCCCACCTACGTTTGCCGGCCAGTTTTGCAGGGTCTTGTTCGTGCCGTCGTAACGATAAAGCGTCATGACTCCATTCGCCGCTACCGCTTGACTGGTTGCGCTATGGGCCATGCTTACACGCTTATCTCCCGCCACATTCCCTCGCTCATTGCCGCCTCGGTAGATCCTCCCTCCGGCAACACGATACGGAATATTTTGAACCGTGTTGTACTCCACGCCGCGAGACACTCCAGAAACGTCTGAGCGCCTTTCTACGCCGGGGAAAGATCGAAGGTATCCAGATGCATTCAGAATCTCTTTCGGCGTCGCCAGCATGTTTACAGGAAGCAAATCAACGTAATCAGCATTGCGGTAGTCTTTGCCAAGGCCTTTGGCTAATGGCAGCTTTTGGATTGGCATGGGTCACCTACTGATTTGGAATGTCGCCGTCAATCGGGGGAAGATCGCCCGGGTAATATCTGTCTATGGTAAACACGTCATATTTGTTGCCCTGCCCAAGCGGGAAATCTCCGCGGCGGCGCATCGATGGAACAACGAGCGTGTCAGTCAGCAGCGCGTCATATGAGCGCTGAGCATTAGTCAGAACTTGAGGCGATGGCTCTACGCCATAATCAGACAGCATGCGGAGGATTAGCTGATAGCCAACTGCATGCTCGTATTTGCGCGGCAGTCCAGAGTCATCGTCTGGTAACGGCTCCTCGCCATCCGCCGCGAACAAGTAACCGACGTTGCCGGGGTTGATCATCCACTCGGCCATCATGTCTTCTAGGTCATGAATGGCATCCTCGACCGATTGAGGCTCAACATCAGTTAGAGTTGCGTTTGAAGCTACTGCGGGTTTTCTGAGAGCGAATAAGACGATCTCACCCTTTGTCAGAGTCGTTGCCATTGTCAGCCGCCTTGCGCCCGCGTTTAACAACCGGCTTGATGTCGTCAACGGAAGCCACAAAGCCGAGCTTTTCGTAAATTGGGAAGTCTTTCTCTGCGATTACAGCCTGAACATGGCCAGCGTCGTTATCGGCAGCCATAAAGATGCTCATGCGATCCATTTCGCCTCCAAAAAATAAAGGGGCCGAAGCCCCTCTTGATTACGGATTGCCGAAGAACTGGCCGCCCATGTGTGGGTTGAAGCACACGTAGGCTGGCAGCAGGTCGAAACGCATTTTCTGCACGTTGGCGTCGCCGTCCGAGTATTTGTGTACGCGGATAGAGAAGCCTTCGTAAGTTGCGACCGCAGAGTCGATGCTGTTCAGTTTTGGCAGAGGAATGGTACCCAGGCCGCAGAAGAACTTGTTGTAGAACAGGTTCGGCTTCATGGTCTGGCTTGCAGTACCGATTACAGTTACCGCATCACCCGTCGCAACCTGACGGTTAACGGCGTTGTATTGCGGATTGGTGGTATCGTAAATCGGCACGCCTGACAGCGTAACCGTAACCGCGCCGCCAGCGGTGGAGTTCGCATCGGCCAGAACGGTTGCAGTGAAGCTGATAGGTGCAGAGCCGTTATACAGAACCTGCTTGCTCTGCTGCTGCAGCCAGTAGGTGTTGGTGAACTTAATCTGGTCGCCAGCTTTCAGGAAGCCAGTTACAGATGCGGTTGCACCGGTCAAAGTCACCTGGAACTGATAGGTGTCTTTCACCGCGTTATAGGTCACGGTCGGAGCTGTTTGCACCGTCAGCGTACCACCGAATGCACCTTGCGTGCGGGATGCCAGGCCGTTAGACATCAGCGCGCGAATGCCGCCGAAGTTAGTGGAGATCTGCGCGTTTTCCCAGGCGGTGCGAACCAGTTGGTCGGCAGCGTGCAGGCCAGATTGCGCGTCGGCCAGGCGCTGAGCTGACCACGGATCCATTACCGCATAGTTCTCACCCTCAACGACGCCCAAATCCTTCAGGAAGGATGCGGTTTGAGCCACATCAGACCATTTGTTGATCGGGGTATTGGGGCTACCCAGAGCCAGTGCGCCGTTGTTCATCATGAACTTGGCCAACTCAGTCTCCAGGTCAGTTACGATGCGCTGGCGAACCGGAGCCAGGATTTCTTCCAGCTGGTTCAGCTTGATTGCCTCTTCAAGTTGCTGATACTCGACGGCAACAGTGATGTAGTTGCCGACGCGGCCAGTTGCCTTACCGGAAATCAGGTTGTTCTTCGCCTGCCCGGAGATGTCGCCGGTAGGAGTGCGCAGAGATGAGAACTGATGCGGACGTTTGAAGCTTACGCTATCGCCGGTATTGGAGTTGATTTCCCCAGCCAGCAATTGACGATCTACGGTCTTTGCCAATACCAGGTCGGACATGAAACCAGGCAGGAATTTTTTCAGGACGATTTGACTGACGTTACTATTTAAATCATTGGTAGCCATTTAGCTGTTCCTTATTCGATTTTAGCGCCGGGGCAGAGTTTGTTGAAATCATCTTGTTTCGCATCAGCGCCGCCACCACGAACCTCCGGCTCTGGCTTGATGGCTTTCTTAGGCTTCGGTGCCAACTTAACTTGCTGGCTAATCTGTCCTAAGAGGAATGCTGCGCGAATTGGGTCTGTCTCAGCGGCTACACGCTGGCGTAGTTGTTGGTTCTTGCCCAGTGCATAAGCAACGAGCTCGGAACCTTCGTCGGCGGCATGAATCAGGATTTCCTGTTGGATAACCGGAATCTCCTGGCGAACGATATCTTCCATCTCGCGATAGTCTTTCACCGGAAGCTTTGCTGCTCGCTCCTGATGCTTCGTAAGGCGTTCGGTTAGTCGTTGCTGTAATTCATGATGCTGACGTTGCTGCTGTTGTTTAACCTGCTCAGCACGGCCTTTCTTCTCATGCCAATCAGTCATCGCCTGCTCAAACGCTGCTTCGTCGTACTCGCACGACTCAAGAGTCGGCTTTGGAGGAATAACGTCTGATTGTGGTTGCTGCACTTCTGCTGGCTTGGATTGAATCTGCTCAAGCTGGCGGCGTAGCTCCCGGTTTTCTTTCTGTGTTTCTTTGAAGCCCTTGCGAAGCTCTTTCACCCATTGAGGAGCTGGCTGCCCATCAATGTGATCGTCTTCTTCAGGGTTGAGGCTAATTTCTTCATCACCGATTTGCAGTGAGTAATCCTCTGGCTGCTCTTCGGGCTGTTCACTTTCGGCCTTTTTCTCTTTCTGCTCTGGCTCTTCCTGTGATTTCTCATCAGGATTTTCCTTTGCTTCAGTGACTACTTCTTCGGCTTCTTCCTGTTTTTCAGACAGGTCAATAACCTGACCGTCGATGATCAGTTCGCTTTCCATTGATTACTCCTTGTTAACTCGGCATTGAGTCTGCCGGTGACTGTGGTGATGTGGGGATTTGTTCTTGCTGGGATTTAAGAAGGTCGTTCAGGAGCTGAATTGCATCCATAACCCCTTTCTTGTTGATGTTCTGCGCCTGGGAAAGTTTGTAGACAACGTTGGCCTGACTTTCCTGAGCATCCTGCTGGGCTGTGAACGCCTTAATGACGGTTTCACGCGTCGCGTTATCAGCCTTTTTGTTCTCGGCCTCGGCCGCAACCATCTGAGCCTGTGCCAGAACCATTTCAGGGTTAGGCTGGCTCTGAGCTGCCATCTGCGCCTGCTGGACGATCTGCTGCTCTTCATGATTTCGCGGTTTAGCGATACCAGATGTCAGAAGTTGCTTGCGATTGAACTCTTTGAAGTCTTCCAGTCCTTCTCCGTCCAGGTTATCCATGATGATTCCTTGGATTGCCGGTCGAAGCGGGTCGGTTGGCAACATGGAGTTGAGGACGTTGGTCAGCACGGAAACCGTAGCATCGCGCCTTGCCGTATAGCTTGGCCCGACATCAACAGTAACGTCATAGCGGCCAGTCGATAGGTCATTCAGTGCAACCACCCGGCCAGTTTGGCGATCAACGACCTGCGCATTCATCAGCGCGATGTCATCGGTGCCGTCTTCGTTAACCACGCGAACTTCACGTTCTGAGCCGTAAACCTCTCGAGCCATAGACAGCCAGACCTCACCGGCACGCTTCAGGCTCTTTGCCATGTTGTCCAGGTAGATGAACGATGCCATGTCGGCGCGGTTCATCAGGTTGTTTACCGTTTCCTGTGCTACGTTGCTCGGCATCTGCTGCATTGCCTGACTGCCGCCGGTTACTTCCTGAATGTCAGCGCTGGTCTGCTGCAGCAGCGCTGCCAATGCCTGGTTCATCACTGCTGGCTGCGTATAGCCTGCTGGCGTAGCCCCCGCAATGATATTACCCGCTTTATCCTTTACCTCACGCAGTGGAAGGAACGCTGGACGCTTCTTGTTACGCGCTTCCCAGTGTTTTTCGAGCCCTCTGATTTGCTCCATGCCGACGATAGGAATCTGGCCAGGGTCTTGAGCTGCCGTATCAGCAAGCATCGAAACCTGCAGGTTGTAGAGTCGTTGCGGGTCCATGGCCTTGGCTATGTGGCCTTCAACACGCTCAATATCGTCGATAAACCAGCGCTTGCCATATACCGGGATGAGCGGGATATGCTCACCAGGGATGCGGCGAGGCTTCTCGAGGAAGTTCTGGCCGTCAACCACTGACACATAGACGCGACGTCGCTTCACGGAACGGCGCGCAACCTCTACGAATCCAGCCTCAGCAAGCTCATCCTCGATGTCTTCGATTTGGTCGCTATCGTAAGTAGCGATTTCCCCAGTCAGCGGCTGCTGGTAGCTGATAACATCAACAGATTCCTTGCGTACTTCGTAATATTTAGCGATGTAAACGACTTCTGGTTCGAACCAGTCAAACTCCCAAGAGGATGGCGTCGTTACATCAAGTGACGCCGGTGGAGTCTTACCGTATTCAGCCTCGTACTTTTCCGGCGAAAGCGAGTACATGCAGAATGCCCAAAGCGCGTCTGACTTGTCGTATTTCTTCGCGTCAGGGTCAAACCACACTGAGCGCGATGGGTCGTATATCGGCTCAATGGCAATGCGCTGGCGCTCGTCCATCGGGTCGTATTCATTGACCAACATCGACGTCAGTCGGAAGCAGCCAAATCCACCGGTAGCAGCATCATCAAATGCGTTATCGCAAGCCTCACCGCCATCAGTCTCTTCGTAGTCAGCGCGGAATAGGCCATTCAGCTTGTTGGCCAGCTCTTCGCTTGCCTCGCGATCACCAGGGCGAAACTTCACAGTGATGCGGTTGTTCCGATACTCGGCAATGATGCGGTTAAGCTCAGTGGCCACTTTGTTGATTTCGAACTTCGGGTATTTCTCGAACTGGTCGTCAAGCTTGGTTCCCGCAGCTGTTGCTCCTTCCCATTGACCGCCAGGGACACGAGCGAATCGCGTAGCTTCGATGCACTTCTCGCGCACGTCTTGCTGCGGCGTATAGGCGCGGTCAAACCTGAGCATGACGCGCTCATGTTTTTTCTCTAATGTCTCTGCCATGTTTACCAACCGGAGGATGAGGGAACGTAGATTTCCGTTTCTTCTGGCGCCATCGCCGGACAATGCATGCACATCATCAGGGAGTCGGCCAGGTTAGGTGACGGGATGCCGAGCTTTTGCTTCATTTCGACTTTAGTCATGAGCTCAAGCTTCCCGTTGCCGTTAAATTTGCGCTGTATCTGCGTGAGTTCAGCGAATGCCTTCTCAAGCATCTTCTCGCCGATAGCTTCCTTGTCGAAGCTAAGCATGCTGTCAGGGTCTGCGTAATCACCGTGAACAACGGCGCGGTACGTCAGATAGAGCCTGTCAGCCAGGGTGTAGTAGAACTGAGCGCGCTTGTTGCGGAACACGTCGCCGATAGTGCGGATATTGTCGCCCTGCACCACTTCATCAGCCCAAGCCCCGGACTGATACGGCGCATCCTCATCGAACGGAGATTCGCTCCCCTTGAACATGGTCGCGGTGATCTTCTTCCCGGCGAATGAGTCAGTAACCTGACGACGCAATCCAGCGCCGAGGCCATCACCATCCCAGAGGAAGTGATCTGCATTGTCACTAATAGCCAAATCTGCAGCCCAGTCCGCACCTTCGTTGATATCCATATGGATACCTTCCTGAATGCGCTTAACGACTGAACCATGCCGCATCGCATAGCCCTTAGCGTCTGGACCTGTATCTGATGGGTCATGCGCAACAATCACCGCGCCTTTTGCTTTCCATCCAAGTTTGATATGCGCGTCAGTTGCAGCCTCTAACCATTCAAACTTGATAATTGCCATCTCTGACGCTCCCACGGGCTCACCAAGGTACACATGCCGGTAAAGCTCATGATTAGCCTTCTTCATAATCTCCATATCCCTGCGGAGAGTTTCCGGGAACCATGGATTGGCGGTGTAGTTGATCTGCTTAACGATGCAGTAGCGATTACCGTTTTCGTCATAGTCTGGGTAGATGCGATTGGTAACAAATCGCTGATGAGTATCACTGAGCCTGTTTTTCGGGTTGTATGCCACCCATATTTCTGACTCAACTATCCGCCCATACTCAGCGCTGTAATACTCTTTACGTACCGTTGGGATAAGCGTTTCCCATGAGTCCTTAGATACGTTCTCGGCTTCCTCAACAAGCGCGGCATCGAAGTTTGCGTAACCCTTGATGTTTTCCACGTTTAGCCGAAGGAAGTCGAAGCTGATACGTCCGCCGCTATTGGCGAATATTTCAGTCTTATTAACCGTAACCAGTGAGTGCAGGTTGCGGCGATTAATCTCTTCAACGATTTCCGCATAGCATGATTCCTTAATGGACTTCATGTACTCGCGAAAACAGATAAGCTTCCATCCGTGATAGATGACGTTATTGAGGAGGATTGTTATGAACGTTCGCGTCTTGGCAGAACCTCGGCCGCCATGAGCAACTTTAAATCTGGCTGGCTGCAGGTATTCCTCAAACGCTTCAGGAATGCTGCATTGATCTGTCATTGCGTCTCGCTTTTCACCACGTTATACACCGGTGCTTTTGGCGTCATGGAGCCGTCATCGGATGTATGGTTAACATCCTGCTTCTCTCTCCACTTATCTTTCTGCCTGTTCTTAAGCCAGAAGATTGCAGCTGTGGTATCCGCTGGTGCGTGACGCTCAACATCGACCACCTCAATCTCTTCTTCATGCTGATCAACTTTTAGTTTGAATGCCTGCTGCTCAACATAGTTGTAGCCAGTAGCCTTTTGATACAGGCTTCTAACCACTCGCTCATCGGCGATTTCCTTGGCGGCCTTTATGGCGTTGCAAAACTCTTCATGCTCCAGCTTCCATCTGTAGATTGTTGACCGGTGAACATCGAAGAAATTAGCTATCTCGTCGTCTGTAGCACCCAGCAAACAAAGCTTCTCTGCCTGTGCTGCATACTCAGGCTGGTATTGAGTCGGCCTACCACTATTCCCTTCGGCATATTTGTTATCTTTGGGTGCTGCCATGATTCTTTACGCCTTGGTGAATGCCTGAGCGTACTCAACCATACGGCCAGGGGTTAACTGGATAACGCTCATGTCACCCAATGGCAGGAAGCCAGCGGCGATCTTTGCGTTGCACTTAATGGTGAAGTCGGCGCGGTCAGAACTAACCACGATGTCGTAATCAGTTGCTGTAGTTCCGCCGGCAGCTACAACCTGGAAATACTCGGTCTTGGTAGGAGTGGCATGAACGCCAACCAAACCGCCTTGAGGGAAGCGTGATGCTGCGATATGCGACTTAACCACTGGAATCAGGTTTGCCACCGAACCGGCGGTTGCTGTCTGCATGGATGTGATTGCCATTACTTAGCCCCTTTCTTTGGTTTCTTCTTGCCTTTACCGGCTTTGCTCATAGCAATGGCGATAGCCTGGTCTTGTGGCTTGCCAGCTTTAACTTCGGTAGCGATGTTCTCGCTGATGACCTTTTTAGATTTACCTTTCTTCAGTGGCATAGCTTTCCTCGCCATTCAGGTTTCTTCAATTAAATCAGGCTACTCAAATTTGAGGAGCGCCCTAACCGAACAGGCCGAGCGCTTCTTCTGCCATCTTGATGGCCTTGTCTACGCGACCAACTACGCCAGGCTCTGTTTGCACGCGCGTATAGGCATCTTTGAACAGTTCGTACTTGAGCTTGTTGCCGCCGATGAAAGTGATTGCCTTCTCACCCGCAGCGGTATCGCTCTGAACCAGTTTGAACACTTCCAGGTTCATTGCCTGCTCTTCGGTCATTTCTGTAATTGCCATGATTGGCTCCAGTTGTTTGGTAAAAGCCATTATCGAAGCCACTCGGTGAATGGCTTCTGTAATCGCTTATTTTTTAAGATGTCCGGTCTAGCCTTCTGCTTTCCGTCTTGTTTTTTCGATATTCATCTGCGCAGTAGATGCAGGCGCCATTATTTGTTTTTCTTGTTGCCATTAGGTGCCGTCCACATACAGAGCCAAGATATGTTTTTTCGCCAAGAGCCGCGGCAAGCTTTCTTGTTGAGAAGATGGCGATTGGATGCCGTTGATGATGAGCCGATCCATTTATGAACCGCTGACTTAAATGTCTGCCCTTGCTGATGCAGTCATCAATGTTTTCTTTGTGAGTTCCCGGCTTTAGATGTAATGGGTTTACACATGCCGGATTATCACATTTATGCATCAGCTCAAATGATGATTGGTCGTAGTTGCCGACCATTATCAAATATGCGACTTTGTGAGCTCCTAGATTGTGCCTGCCAATCTTTATTCGCCCATATCCAGATCTGTCTATTCCACCCTTGAATATCCAGCAACCAGAGGAATTATTTTTCTCAACCTTACTCATCAATCTATCGATGATTGGCCTTTTACCCTCCAGGGATTTCAGGTATTCAACATCAAACATAGTCGCCTCACTATCGCCAGTGATGAGCGCAACCAGGATGCTGGCGTGGCATCTTTTCGGGGATCAGCCTAGATTGCGCGCAATAAAAAAGGCACTAAATTAAGTGCCTTTGGGCGACTGCGCTCACCTCCTGCTAGGTAACACAGTCTTATTCCTCGTCGGGTGGAATTCATTTCGCCAAGCAAACTTGATTGATGTAATCCTGTAATCCGGTGATCTGCTTATTGGCTATTTCTATTCGCTCTCTGAGGGTGAAATAATCCCGTTGAGAGGAGTCAGTAAGTCTGGGGCTGGCTGCATCATCCATGCCGGAGGATTTGGCGGATTGGCATGAGGCGGATACGCGCAGCTTGCGAGCGCCAGTGGCAACATCACGCTGCAAATCAGCAATCTTGCTTTTCGCATCTTCAAGCTCCTGCGTTCTCTGCAGATCGATAGCTGCAACCGCTTTCTGTGTTTTGTTCTGCCACTCGAGCTGGCCAGATAGCTGCTGCTTTTCTTTCTGGAGCGCTTCTTTGTCATGTCGCAGCGCTTGGTTGCTAATGGCGAAGTAAGCCAGGAGTCCAAGCACTAATGCGACGATTGCAGCTCGCCAGTGCTTAAGCGGCCAAGTCATGACAGAAACAGCGAGCGTTCCCGCTGCCTACGCGGAAGGAGAATGTCCGGATCGTTGCCTGCTCGTTTCCATGCCAGGAACTGATCTGCGGCACCGGAATAATCTCCAGCCTTAAGCTTGCGTAGCAGTGTCGAGCCGTTGAATGCTGATGCGCCGATGTTGAACACCAGGCTGCAAAGAGCGTCATATTGATTCTGGTTCAGCGTGACATTCGCCGAGTTGATAGCTCGCTCAGTCCACTGCAGGTCAAAGCGCAGTAGGTCGGATGATTTCTCTTTCGAGATGGTCAGGCCCATTGCAACAGGCTTGCCATCAACCAAACCAGTGTGACCGACGCCGATCGTGGGGATCCCGCGTGTATCTTTGTAAGCTGATAGCTTTTCACCCTCTTGGCGCTTCAGGAAGTCGATACCGTTATTGCTGATTTTCATCACTAGCACCTACTCGCTTGCTGATAGCGCTGATGGCGATATTGCGGAGCTTTTCAACGCCGATGAATCCAACCATGCCACCAATGAAAGGAGACATGCTTACCGGCAATCCGAACACATCCAGAGCACTGGAGATACAAAGAGAAAGGGCTCCACATAGGACACCCTCAATCCAGCGATTCTTTCGCTCTACACCATCGTAAATTAATCGGCCATAGCAAATTAACCCGGCCATCATTGAACCAAGAATTTGCGGCCATGCGTTTTTAAGGCCGTTCAGAACATCGACCCAGAATCCTGCATCGCGTTCATTCATTTGACGATCCTGCATACTCTAGCCCCTACACTCTCCCCGCCAAGCGAGTCAACGAATGCACGGTCGTTATCACAGAGAACGCGGAGAGCACCGATTTGAGCGCCCCATGCATCCTTCTTCCACAGTTCAACAGTGGAGATAACTTCATCATCGGTCTTTGCGCTTGCGAGGCCATATGAAACGACAGATCGCGGGTACGCGTAGGCCGCCGAGTTAATCCTCGAATTAACCTCTGCAGCGAGATAAGAAAGGAGAATTAAGCCCAGCAACCAAGGAGACGAACTCACGAAACCAGCCCGGACGAGCTCAGGTAATTTGAGCATTGTGGGTTCCTTACATTGCTATGCTGTAGTCAAAGGTTCAGCCCGCAGCCGTAGACGATCAGCTACTAAGAGGATGCCATGGAGTGTGTCGCTGTTGACTGGAGCTGAAATGCAAAAAGCCCCGCACGATGGGGAGGCTAAAATGTTGTGTGGTGGCCGGTGCCGATCCCCGGCTAGCAGTCGTCGCCATGGTAGGCTTTTACCCCACCATCTAGCTCATTCACCACAACGGAAAGGGCACTGCATGACGTTTGCACGGACTTACCTTCCTTTCAGGCAGTCTCGGCGGTTCTCAATGCCCTTACCTGTTGTGATCAAAAAAGCCGCCGGAGCAACTTAAGAGTCACTAACGGCAGCTTATGTCACTATTATGGGTAAATAGGTAAAACAAAGTCAAGCATTATCTATGCAACATGCTTAATTTTCTCTACACGCTTGCGACTGTTGAACGCATTTACCATCGGAGCATAGAGCATATACAAGCTCGCTTTGAGGATTTCAGCCACTTCTTTGCGGCATGTTTCCTCTGACGGCTTGCGCCACCCTTCCCCTAATCTACCCCGGTTAATCTTGCGGGGCTTTGCAGTCGCGTGATAGTAAGATGCAATGGCTCGCTTAGAAGAACCATGAGCGTAGTAGCTGAGCAGGATGCCAAAGGCTTTCTTGTCGATAAACATGACGGAATCTACGACCTGAGAAATCAACATTCCATCATCGTCATTGCACATCGGCCTGCTTGGATTCTTGCTTGGCTCTACGCTTTCCATAAACTTGGCGATCATGTTGCTCATGCGCCGCTCAAGTCGGCCTGAGTAAACCCATGCGCCCCACAGCTCAAGCCATCCGTTTACCCACTGGTGCTGATCATCATCCAACTCAAATTTGCTGATGTTCACGATATGCCCTCCGTCTTAACCGTTCCATGCCGGTCTTGTTTTGTGGTGAACAACGTATGCATGCCGCGCCTGTCGATTACCCTAACGACCATGTTTCCACCGGGACGCTGGACCACTCCATGACATCTGCCGGTTAGAGCGCGGAGGAATCTCGCCTCTTCGATTGCTGCAGGTATGCTTGTAAACATCAGGCTGCCTCCTGGAGTTTTTTCAGTTCCCGCAATTTCGCTCTGTAACGCGCTCTAATCGCGTCTAACTCTTCGCGGGTGTATCGGCGTGGGTTGTTGTTGTTTTCAAGCGCCATGACTCGCTCAGTGCCGATTTTCGTGATGAGATTGATTCGGTATTGAGTGATTGCGCCGGAGTGATGGACGTTGCAGGATGCGCACTGCAGATGGCAGTTATCTTCGTTGAACCGGAGCTGACCGGCCGCCGCTGTCGTCCTGAAGTGCCCTGCGTGATATTCCATTGCCGTTGTACTACTGCAGCTAATGCAGCCACTTCCCTCATCCCTGGCTCGTATGTAATCGTTAAAGGCCCTCTGAGTCATGGCTATCAAATGACTCAAAGGCTTCGCGTCAGCCTTGCGCTTGTTCCACTCACGGCGTGCAGATGCCTCTGCCTGCTTACGCTGGAGTTCTGAATTTCGCTTTGTGAGGGTTATTGCGCATGGGGCGCTACATACTGATTGGGTGGTGCTGCGAGGTGTGTATTTTGATTTGCATACTCGGCATACTTTGGGCTTTGGCGGCTTGCTGAATTTAGCCATCATCATCCTCCGCGTTTCCGATAACCTCATCAGCCTGACGGTCTATCTCGTCGTTGCACTGCTGGCAGATGTAGCACTCGTCCTCTGCCAACTCCGATAAGCAACTGCAGCAGATATCGGTGCCGTACTTCTTCGGTACTTTCATAATTTTCGGGATGATTGTAATGATCATCGCACGCACCTCATCAGCAGAAACAGAACGGCATTACCCGGCCATGCGAGGCTGAGTAGCAGCATCTTTGTGGTTGATAAGGTTGGCTCGTATTTGCAGAAGAATTCGAAGCTGCGGCCAGCGATGAAGCAGTAAGCGCAGGCGGCTATTAGTCCGATAAGAATTAATATCGCTATCATGGCTTTCTCCGTGCGCGACGACGCAGCCACATGCTGTCGGCTAAGGTCGCGGTGTAATTGAACGTTGGGATTAATTCGGGATTGGTGCGGGGCTTTCTGGTCTTGCGGTGGTCAGTCTTGAAAATCAGGTTATCCATTATGATTTGCGTTGGACTTCGCTGTGTCATGCGGCTCTGTCTCCATATCGATTAGCCCACTCGATAGCGAGCCGGGATTCATCGCTGAACTTGACGCCGTGCTCAGCACCAAACGCGTTTATCAGCTCGATTAGGTCGCGCATCTCGCCGACGGTCATCTTGCTTGTTGATTGCCCCAGAACGACAAAGCCGCCGTCTATGCCAGGAACCGTATCTTGCTTCTTCAGCGCAGCAGTGAAAACACACTTCCAGCTCTCAGAGCCCATCTTTCGGCCATACCAAACGACCTGCTCGCTGATGTCGCGCAGGGTTGCCCATAAACGTGAATTTTGCTCTAGGCTTCTGGTTGGCTCTTGGATGGTTACTGCGAGTGGTTTATCTGGATTTAGTGGAAGGCTGTCGATGAAGTTTTTCAGGTTCTGGCGTATCTGTGGGTTTCTCAGGATAAATACCTGTTTAGTCATTCCTCCCCCGATTCTCTTTGTAGAGCGAGTCGCAAATCAGCTTGTACTCGCGATCGAAGAAGTTACATCTCTCGTTGTAATTACTGCCAATAGCTCTAATTTTTGCCGTCGCCATCGCGGTTGCAGCAGTTACCAATGCAACCTGAAGCTCTACGGGAAGTTCAGGATATTTTGGTTCGTTACTCATCATCACTCCCCTTTGATTGATAGGCCGATAGAGCGAATGACTTTGGCGGATTCTTCAATACCGTCATCTACTCCAACTGCATAATCACCCATGTAACCTAAATTTAAGGCCTCTCGTGTTGTTATGCCCTTTGGCAGCTCAACTACGATGCTTGCTCGGCTGGCCTCCCATGCTTCCCATTGCCGATCTAAATCCTCATCGCAATAACCACCTTCGGCGCACCACAATTCATTGAAATCTGAAAGAGGAGCTCCGTATTCAGATTTCCACCACTCTTCAAACTCTTCTCGTATCTTATCCATGGTTATCTCCTTTGCTTGGCAGGTCAGCGCCAGCCAGATGCTTCTTTGGTTTGTTGTTCGTTCTGCGCATAACGCATCGCAGCTTCTTCCTGGTCAATGTTGACGAAGTGACCATTCTTCCAGCCCATATAAAACGTCTTTGGTTGGCCGGAGCGATATTTCCCGATGATGATTTCAGCAATTCCTTTCATGTTGCTATGCTCATCGTAAACTTCGTCACGGTACGGGAAGATAATCACGTCTGCGTCCTGCTCAATTGAACTTGAGTCCTTTAGGTCTGCCATGCTTGGTCGCTTGTCTGCCCGGTTTTCTGGGCCGCGGTTAAGCTGCGCCAAGAGAATTACGGGAACCTTACTACGCAGACAGAACTGTTTCAGCTTGCGCGTCATTTCCCCGATGGCGATGTCGTTACGCTCTGCTTTTGGCTTTGTGATAAGCCCGAGATAATCGATAGCGAGGAAGCTTAACCCGCCGTCCATGTTCATCCGCTCTGCGTGGGCAATAGCAGCGTCAACGGTGAACGCTCCATCAATGACGTAGTTGTTTTCGTCCATTAGCGTGCCGGTAGCGCCGGTAAGCTTCGTGTATTGCTCTTGAATCATGTTCAGCGGGTTGCGTAGCGTGCTGATGGATAATCCTGCGCGATCCGCGACATGACGCTCTACCACCTGCATGTCAGACATCTCCATCGACACCAGCAAGCCCTTACCCTTCTGCCGACCAATCGAGTTAGCAATGTTGATTGCCAGCTCCGTCTTGCCCATGCCAGGGCGGCCAGCGATGATGATTAAGTCTGTGCGGTCGAATCCGCCATACTCATCATCCAGCGGGTCGATTCCCGTTTTCAGGTACATCCCGGAATCAGCGCCCTGCATTCGCTTTTCAAGCACGTCCATGTAGTCAGGCAGCAAATCACCGATGCGGCGAGGAAGCTTGTCGTTGGTCTCGAATTGCACCTTTGACAGAACGCTAGCCACTTCTGCAGTTCGCTCGTTGATATCATGAGCGCCTACGCTTTGCAGGATTGAGATTGCTTGCTGCAGGTCGCTAATTCCTTTGCGTATCATCCAGCATTGACGGACACGTTTTGCCCATGCTCGGATGTTAGCTGCAGACTTGCATCGCGCCGCCACGCTCAACACTAAGTCCTTGCTTGAATCGGAAAGGCTGTCTTGAACGGTGAACTGGTCGATTGGTTCGGCCTGATTCAGGAGAGTGACGATTACTTGATACATCTGGCGTAGGTGGAAATTTTCAAAGGCTTCTGCAGGTAACTTCCCGGCGACTTCACGGCAGTCGATATGGTCGCCCTTGATCATCATTGAGCCGACCAGCTGCTCTTCAAACTCATAGCTTTCCATCAGTCCTCCCGGGAAAGAATTTCGTCAATCTTCTCTTGGCGAAGTGCGGTCTCAATGCCGTATCGCTTGCCTTCTGGATTGTCGCCACAAGCCCACTTCGTTGGCGTGTAGCCATGGGCGAGATAGCCATTCAGGAACGTGTTGATCTCTGTTGGCTGGCTGCCTAGCTCCTTGCACTGCTTCAGGTAGGACTGCCAGAGGCGCTTCAATCCACTCTCGACTGTGGTCGATACATTGCGAATTTTTGGGAGCCCATGCTTATCGGCTTTGCAGTTCCAGGTGTCGCGCAGTCTTTCACGATCGAAAGCTGGCATTGCAGAGCGAGGATGTGTTCCCTTGGCTCGCGGATTGGTTCCCTTCTTTCGTGGGGTTAATTTCTCTTCCGACGACAATCCCACTGCGTGGGTTTGGGTAATGTTTCTTTCTTTCTTTTGAATAGTTTCTTTTGTGTTTAGCTGAGTTGGCGAATGCCCATTAGCTGACTTGGCTAAACCTTTATTAGCCGTTTTAGCTAATGTTTCGCTGACTTGGCTAATGTCGCAATTCCAGTCAGAAACTACCTTGTTTATCCCGATTTGCGTTCCGCTGGTTACGATGATGTTCATCATAATCATCTCGTTTTTTGCGGTGCAAACATGGGTGTGATGGATGCCGGTCATGCTGGCAATTTGTGTGTTTGTGATCCGGTCTATTTTCTTTCCGAACCCATATGTCTTACGGATAATCGCAAACGCAATCTTGAGCTGGCGAGCGGTTAAATTCGCTCTCAGAATGGCCTCTAGCAGCTCATTAGCTATGCGGGTATACCCATCATCGGTATCGGCCACGCGTTGCTCCATGACCTCTTGATGAGGTTTACGGTAGTCGGATAATTTTCTAACGACGCCCATTCTTCTTCACCCCTGCCAGTGCAATCCGATATTCACCAATGAACCGAGCGGCAAAGCTCCGGTTGTTGGCGGCTGCAACAACGATTCCTTCCGGTGAATCAGGATGCCGTCGTTCCTCTTCTGTCTTGTAAATTCGGCGATTTTTTGCCATAATTTCCTCCAGTGATTGCTTTGCAAAATCATCACTTAAGCCGAGAAAGTGTTAGCGCACTGCTCGGCTTTTTCATTTGTCAGAACAGCTGCTACTCGCCGCGCTAACTCAGACATTTCTTCGTCTGCTATCCCATAGTTAAGGACAGCAAGCGCCATGCTCATAGTCTCCAGCAAGCCTGATTTCCACCGGCTAACTTGGGACTCGTGAACTCCCATAGCATCAGCAAACTTGCGCTGACCCATTACTGCGATTTTGTTCAGAAGCGACGAATGAATCTTCATCGCCGTCTTGCGTGTGCTTGCGGTTTCCATGCGTAATACTTCCTTTGTGGTTTAAATAGTTACGTGCGGCATCCGTGGGGATTGCCACTTTGGTTTGTGCGACCGAAACAGTCGCGGTTAAGTTGTTTAAAGAGCGGTGGTGCTTATGCTGCTTGTTCTGGGTGCTTAAACAGATTTGGGAGGTCTGGGCGGATCTGATAGTTCTGCACCTTACCTCCAGTGGCCTGAACGATGGATTCAACGTTCTCTGGAGCCACTTTCGCCTTGCAGTGCAACCACTTCTGCACTGCCGACTGACTTACGCCACATGCGATCGCCAGCTTTTTCTGCGTTCCGACGATCGCGATGGCGGTTTTAATTACTTGGTTGATAATTGGTTCCATAAAACCACCTCCGTTGTATTCAAGTCATAATATACAACTATAGTTTTATTTTGGCAAGAATATAGTTGTTTGACCATGTATAACCGAGGTTGTATTTTCTCGGATATGAAAATGACTCTCGCTCAAAGATTGAAGGCCGCCATGTCGGCCGAAAACCTGACGCAGTCAGCACTAGCCGATTTGGTTGGTGTGTCACAGGCTGCAATACAGAAGCTCGCTTCTGGAAAAGCAAAAACGTCGACTAAAATCGTGGAGATCGCCAGGGCATTGCATGTTCGTCCCGAATGGCTCAGTGAAGAATCTGGGCCGATGAGGGATGAAAGTGATAGCTCTTATTCAAAGCATCACCCTGATTCAGCTACACCGCCGTTTGAAGAGTGGGAAGCTGGCGCATCATGGGATAGAAATACCCCTTTGCTCAGGGACGAAGTAGAGGTGCCTTATTTGCGAGACATTGAGCTCGCCGCTGGGGACGGAAGTTATAACGAAGAACAATATGATGGGGAAAAATTGAGATTCTCCAAAGCCACGCTGCGCCAGGTTGGCGCTAGTACCGATGGCAAAGGAGTTTTGTGCTTCCCAGCTCGCGGCAACAGTATGGAGCCAAACATACCAGACGGTACTGATATAGCGGTCAACACCAACGACAAGAAACTGGTAGATGGTAAGCTTTACGCCATTAACCAGAATGGATGGAAACGCATCCGGGTTCTTTATCGTGTGGGGCCGGATAGGATAAGCCTAAGAAGCTACAATTCGGCCGAGTACGAGCCGGAGGAGAAGGATATTAACGAAGTTGAAATTATTGGTCGTGTTTTCTGGTACGCAGTTCTTCCTTGAGCAACACCCTCAAGCTCGGTAATCACCCGAGCTTTTCTGCTTTCTTCCTCCAAGATCACACTTTTTAACCTTAAACCCTCCACTTCACAAAAAATTTCCAACTTTTAATACAACCAAAAACAACCACTTAAAACAACCACGCCTATATTTACAACTTCAGTTGTTGACATAAATACAACTATAGTTTTAAATGAAGTCATCGAAACGAAACATCGATGCGGCAACCGGAACAACCAGCCGCGCCAGACATGAAGTCAGGCTGCTTCTTTAACAATCCAGAATGAGACTGATTCGGTCTCACCAAAGTGAAGTTGGCTTTGGGGTGTCATGAAATGCCGCGTGAAAAAGCGCAACTGCGGAGATCAGCAACGCAGCATGTCACCACCAAAGCTAACTAACGGAGAAATCCACATGAACAGCAAAGAACGTAAGAAGCTGGCTCGGGCAATCGCACATAGAGCAGAGCGTAACAAAGACATCAGCCTGGCTCGCAATGTGGCCTCAGCACTGGTTGGAAATGCACGAGTTGCCAAGGCGCTTTCACTCATTGAATACAAAGCATGTCCTCGGCCGATTCGTGAATCATCTGAAGGCGGCGCGATGTGCTTGCCAGAGGTGGCGATGTTCGCAGCAGGGCATCGCAAATCAAACAAAATCACAGCGCGTTAACAGCAGAGGATTACACGATGGAAGAACATGTGAAACGAGTTTTAAACGAGCGTCAAGAACTGGCAAAGAAATGTGATGCGCTGCTTGTATTTTTAGGTGGGGACTTTTTCCTTTCTCTACCAAAAGCAAAGAAAGACCTGATGCATGAGCAATACGCCGTTATGCGAGATTACCTCACCATTTTAGATAGACGATTGGCACTTGAGGCTGATTAAACCGCCCGGCAACTAATCCCCACAGCTCCTCACGGGGCGCATCGAACATAGCCGCCTAGCGGCTTTTTTTACGCCTAAAAGTCGAGGTAAGCATGAGCTTCAGAGGAAAGGTTTGGTTTTGGATGTTGGTTTCATGCGCCCTCTTCTGGTGTGGCGCGGTTATTGGATTGATGGAGATAGTGAGATGAGCAAAGAAACAGGTGGGCCTGCGTTCCCTGACCATGAAGGACAATATGATTACACGGGAGGTATGACGTTGCGCGATTACTTCGCTGCAAAGGTTATGTCTGGAGTTCAATCAAATCCTGAATTGAGCGATTGGGGTGCCGAAAAATACGCCAATTATGCATATGAAGTCGCTGACGCCATGCTGAAAGCTCGCAACCAATGAGGGTTATGTGATGCGAATAACCATGACGATTGAATCGCGCAATGACCTTGAAGCGGCGATGGCGGCATTGCGCCACTTCATCAAAGAAAAGCGCGCTGGTGACTGAACATCTGATTCATGGGGTATCGGAATCGCAGACTCCAGATACTTTTGCGTTGAATTAAAGAAGAACGGAAATTACAGCGTCAAGCAATCAAGCTGACCATCACAAAGCTCATTACACAGTGGGCTTGATGATGTTTAGAGAAGCCTCGACACCCTTTAGGCCGCCATTGTGCGGCCATTTTTTTACCCATCGCTAAGCCAATTTACGAGTTGGTTCAGCAATGAATACCAATCAATCAGGAGTTACCCATGCAGCAACTTGCTTACGCTGGGTGCCCGCTAATGGGCGCTCAATCTGAAACTTTACTCGAAATCATCACTCGCCGGATGCGCTGCATTGGCCGGTGGTTGAAAGACACACTTAATCAGCGGGGAGAGCCGTAATGAACAAGCCATTCAACACCGCTCAGTTCACCGCCAGAGCCGCTATACAGCTTCGCAGTCCTGCATTGTGGGCAATGGCTATGGTTCAGCTTAAACAAGCCTGGAGGTCGAAATGAACGCACAACAGGCCGTAGAAATTGAACGCATCGTATCGACTTTCACCGAAGAAGATAACGAAGCGGTTTATGAAGAAGTTGAGCGCCTCGATAAGCAGATGCGGATTGGTTACATGGAGAAAATGCTTAGAGAGCATCTTCCGCACTGTGAAGCCGAGGTATTCGCGCTGGCTGCTGAATCATCCGATTTTCAGGAGATAGCCAGCAAAGCAATTTGGGATTGTTTGACAGAGATTGTGAAGCGTGAGCGGGCTGTCGAGATATACCGGAACAAACACAGATACGACGAGGTAGCGTGATGGATTTGGTGCAGTTTGTTGAACAGCAAGAAAGTCTGTTCCTGCCAGCAGTAAGCGACCCGGGCATCAAGTGGGAGAGAGAAAAACAATTTGCCATCCAGGCTCTGCAAAAGAACGAAAGCCTTAGCAAGACGGCAAGAGCAAATCCAATTAGCACCCAGAATGCGATCATCAACGTGGCGGCAATTGGCATCTCGCTAAACCCAGCATCAAAACTGGCTTATCTAGTTCCTCGAGACGGCGCAGTGTGCCTTGATATTAGCTATATGGGCCTGATGCATATAGCGCAGCAATCCGGGGCTGTACAGTGGTGCCAAGCGCTGGTAGTGCGTAAGAATGACAAGTTTAAACGGACAGCAATTGACCGCGCCCCACTGCACGAATTCAGTGATTTTTCGACCGAAGAAGAACGCGGTGAGATTGTGGGTGCCTATTGCGTAGCCAAGACAGCGGAAGGCGATTATCTAACTCATACGATGTCGATTGCTAAAATTTTTGGTATCCGTGACCGTTCTTCTGGCTGGAAAGCTTATGTGGCTAAGCGCATTAAATCTACTCCATGGGCTACTGACGAAGAGCAGATGATCCTCAAGACCGTGGTAAAGCAGGCCGTTAAATACTGGCCCCGCCGTGACCGCCTGGATGCAGCCATCGATTATGTGAACACAGAGGCTGGCGAGGGAATTAACTTCAACCAGGAACAATCTCGTCCTGAGAAGGATGTCACTGGAATTACCCCTGAGCAGTCAGATCGAATTAACTCAATTCTTATCTCTGTAGATTCGACTTTCGATAGCCTAAAGAAAGCTTGTCTATCAATGACCGGGCGCCACGTCGAAAGCCAAGCGGATTTGACCAGCTCAGAGGCGGATAAGCTTATCTCCAGCCTAGAGCGGAAACTTGCCGCTAAGGAGGCGGCAAATGCTGCATAACGATCTTGCTTCTGCTCGGCTTGGGTTTGATGTTTCGGCAATATCGCAGGGAAGCGATGAATGGAAGAAGTGCAGGCTGGCCTGCATAACAGCTTCACGCGTCGGCGACATCCTGACCGAACCGCGTACCAAGGCCGACAAAGAGGCTGGATTGCTTTCAGGCATGGCCGAATCATACATGATGGATTTGATCGCTGAGGTCTGCACCGGCGCAATACCTGATGAAATACCTGCTCGCCCCCTACTGTGGGGCAAGAAGCACGAAGACGCAGCACGCATGCTGTTTGAATTCGAAAACGATTTAACCATCGAACTACCGCCTATCTACTACAAAGACGAAACCATGCGTTGCGCTTGCTCTCCAGATGGCATGTGCAGTGATGGGAGAGGCCTTGAACTTAAATCACCTTACACCTCTTCTCAATACGTTCGCTTTCGCCTTGGTGGGCTGGATGCGGTAAAGAAAGAGTATATGGCTCAGGTTCAGTATTCGATGTGGGTAACAGGTTGTGACGAGTGGTGGTTTAGCAATTACGACCCTCGCATGAAAAAAGAAAATATGCATTCGATCATCATCCCGAAGGACAACGAATTCCAGGACGCTTTTGAGACAAAAATCCCGCCATTCATCGCAAAAATGGACGAGGCTCTGGCTGTCATGGGGTTTGAATTCTTCGACCAGTGGAGGTAAGCCATGTCAGAGCGCTGGCAGGACTACGAAAGAAAATATCTCCGGCAAGCAACTAAAGACACGGAAGTAGAAATCATCGCAAGGAAGCTTGAACGAAGCGAGCCTGCAGTCATTAGAGAGGCTCGCAGGTTGAAGCTAAGGCGTATCGGTGGCACTTCACTTCACTACCGAAACAAGAAGCAGCCGCTTCGAAAATGGCGGCATCTAATTAAGCCATGCGACAAATGGAGCCAACAAGAGTTGGCTCTTTTTTTTACCTATTCAAACCAGCAGATAGCCGAAATAACCGGTCGCTCAGTTGAGTCAATCGGAGATAGGCGCTTGCTCGAAAACCTCCGCCGAAATGGCTGGCTAACAAAAAACTGAGACAACTCATGTTCGGACTATTTCTTCTCATCTGCTCAGCAGGTGCGGATATCTGCAGCTATCAATCTGCTGGCTACATCTACCAGGATTACCAGAACTGTACTGCTGACATCGCTGCACAAAAACTCCCATCTTCTTACGAATGCCTGCCAGTTGATGCTGTGGTGCGGGCTAAGGATGACCTATGACCGAAGTATTGACCTATGAAGCCCTAAAGGCTGAGCGCGATGCGCTGGCCGATCGAGTTAATGCGCTGGCTGTGGAGAATGCGGCACTGAAGCGCGAGCGTTCTGAACTGAGCGCTATCGGCGAGCTAATCCGAACCCAAGATAACCGCATAACTGACCAGCCATTTTTTGCAGTCATGACCAAGCGGGAAATCATCAGTTCTGAAGACCACGACTGCGACCGTATTTGCTGGGTTGAAAACCAGAGTGGCAATTATGTCGAAGCCACAGAGACACAGTATCGGCGCTTGGAGGCTATCTATCAGGGCAAATATGAAGTTAGGGAGGGCTGGGATAGATACGCTATGAAAGAGATTGATGTGTTTGTAACTGGCTGTTTTACCGAGCAAGGTTGCAAAGACTACATCAATAAAAATGGTCACAACCTCAACAAGCCGTTCATTTACGCCTTTGGAAGCTATCGCAACGATGAATATCAGACAGTGCGGAAATTCATCATGCAGATGCCGGAAACCACAGCCACTGACGCAGCACTTGCAGCTATCCAGGCGCAGGGAGTGGAGAAGTTTGCTGATATGTGTCGTGAAAAATCGAAATTGGCTACCACTGCGGACTCTTGCGCTGGGTGGTCAAACTGTAGCGTTCACGCCTCAAGTTTTGCCATCCGGCTGCGGGAGGCCAAATGAAAGAGCGCCCAGTGATGCCAGCACTCAACGGCAAAAGCATTTTGGATATGTGCTGCGGCCCGCGCATGTTCTGGTTCGACAAACAGGACGAGCGCGCTGTATTCAGCGACAAGCGCAGCGAGAGCCACACTCTGTGCGACGGTAGAGAGCTGATTATCTCTCCTGACCTGATCGCCGACTTCACCGCGCTGCCTTTCGCCGATTGCACCTTCCCGGTTGTCGTGTTCGATCCGCCGCACCTGGAGCGCGTCGGCCCCAACGGCTGGCAGGGCAAAAAGTACGGTAAGCTCGACCGCGAAACATGGCGCGATGAACTGCGCGCCGGGTTTACTGAAGCTTTTCGCGTTTTGCGGCCACACGGCGTGCTGATTTTCAAGTGGAACGAAACCCAGATACCGGTTAGCCAGATCATCGCCCTCACAGACGAGAAGCCGGCGATCTGGCAACGCACAGGTAAGGGGGACAAAACGCACTGGATTATCTTCGTGAAGGGGGTTGGCAATGGCGAATGAACTGAAGCCAGCACTGACACACAGCGAGCTTTGCCTGATTGCCGAGCGGTTCCTACGCAATAACGGTTTCTCGGTGGCGTTCCATGATCGCTTTGTTGCCGCTGTTTCAACCGGAGAACAGCCGGATGCAATCGGCTTCCGTAATCTGGCCTCCTGTCTGATCGAAGCCAAGTGCTCACGCGGTGACTTCCTCGCAGACCGGAAAAAGCGGTTCCGCATTCAACCTGAGCTCGGTATGGGGGATTGGCGCTTCTTCATCTGCGAGCCTGGGCTAATCCGCATTGATGAGCTGCCAGAGGGATGGGGGCTGCTGAACGTAAAAGGCGGACGCGTTTATAAGGTTCACGGCTGGCCGGGTAACTCGATGTGGTGCACAAACAAGAACAAGCCATTTCGCGCCAACAAGCAGGCTGAGTGCGATTACATGTACAGCGCACTGCGCCGCATGCAGATTCGCGGGCATCTGTCAGAGGTTTATGACGGATTACCTAAACAGGCCGGTGACAGCGCTAGGGAGGTGGAGCGTGGCTAACATACCAAACTGCGACCACATCACTGATGAGTATATCGAACAAGCGTTCGAAGGCACCAACTTTGGCCCGGTTAACAAGCGGAAAATGTTAGAGCAAGGATGCCTTAAGGCGGCGTGCGATTCGTGGTCTGGTCACACCCTCTCTACCATCATGGTGGAAATCGGCTTCACGAAGAAACTGCACGGGAAGTTAACCAAACTCGGTAAGCGCTTCCTGATGGATGCGTTCTATCAGCCAAAACAATCGGGGTGAAGCATGGCTAAGCGTAAGAGCAACAGAGCGGCTCGCCGGTTATTGGGTATGCCGTACAAAGTCAGCAACTACCGCTGTAGGACGCCGGAAGACGACGAAAACGGATGGCCTACCGATCGGTATCGCATGCTAACCCGGCGCCATAAACGCGCCGCAAGAATTATTCGCGCGCGGCGAGCCGAGGCCCAGGAGAAAGCATTATGAGCAAGTATGTGAAACATCCACTTTTACCAAAGTCGAATTTAATAACAATCAGAATTTTTAGCCATAAATGGCGTTATCACACTGTGCGCATGGCAAATGCCCGCGAGTTTTTTTTACTGCGGAATATATCCATTGTTGTACGACGCCCTTGGCTTAAAGGCCCGGCCAAGCAGTTACACCCTGAATTATTTAATAAACCGGAGGTGAAGCGTGGATAAGCTGAGCGAACTGAGTAAGCCGGTGGCGTGGATCATTGGCGAAGAATCGATTGAGGAATTTACGCGAGGATATGAAACCTTTGTCGTCCGTGGTGATGATGTTGATAGCACTGAAGAAACGATGAAGCTCTACTCGCAAGAGTACGTCTCCGCCCTGCTGGCAGAGCTGGAATTCGAGAAGCAAAACAATGCTGGCGTTGCGGGGATGGTCGAGGACTACGAAACCAAGCTGGCGGAGAAGGATAAGCGCATCGCCGAGCTGGAAGGAGTCTGCTCGGATGCCTCCCAGGTGTTCAAAGAAATCGGCAACGAGCTTGGCTGCAATCCCGACAACGAGTCGATCATGATGGCTATCGATGCGCTGAAAGAGCGGCTGGCTACGCCGGTGCGGTTGCCCAAAACAAACGGCTATTGGGATGAACAGGAAAAGGCGTTTGAGGATGCCATCACGCTGGCTAAGCGCGCGATTTGGCGCGCAGGATTCAAAGTCGAGGGGGATGAGTAGCCATGCCAACGCATTCCGAACTGGTCAGCTTCACGCGGGACAGGGATTCAAGGAAGACTACCAGCATCTATCACACTGAGCAGTTTTCACGCAACACAGGGACGGTTATAGACCAGAATCTAACTATCGAGGGAGATGGCATGACACATCGTTACACCGCCGACATGCGCTTCGATAACTTCCCAGCCTGTGGCTCTGAGCGTGAAGCAGCCCTGAAACTTGCCGATTGGATGCAGCGTCTTGGCGCTGCTATTGAAGACCACTGGAGCCAACCATGACACGGACACTAACGACCGAACGTCAGCAGTTTGCTGAGCAAAACGAAATGAGTATGGATTTCGTAAACTGGTTCTTCGACGAGAAGAAGGACGGCTGCGGCAATGCGTGGTTCATCATGGCCGCTGCGATGTGGGAAGGATGGAAGGGTCGGGCTAACCGGGAGGCGCAGCCTTTTGGGTATGTCTATACCAGCAAAGACGGCGTGGCCGTTAACTTCGGATATGAATTGCCGTTCATGCCTGAAAAATGGAATGTGACGCCGGTTTACATCGCCCCGCCAGCGCCAGCAGTGCCGGATGCTCTAGTAAATGATATTGACAGCGATGATCATCCATTGCTGTGGAGCTACAACAATGGCTGGAACGCCTGCCGCGCCGCAATGTTGGCGGGAACGCCGAATGGTGGGAATTGACTCACAGACAACCATAATTATACTGTATACATAAACAGTATTTTTATGGTGTGAGTTATGACTACGAAAAACGACATCGGCTATCAGGTCGTTTACCGAGGCGAAACGCTAGAGCATCCCAAAGAAGGCGGCTGGGTGTTCTTCCAGCGCCTGAAGGAATACGGCGGCGGGTACTGGCTAGGGCGCACCTATCACGATCGCTTCGTTCTGGAGTATGATCGGCCCACTTCACTACATGACGGCATCAAATTTATTCTCGAGATGCGCGCTGCAGAGCTAAACTTTGCAACGTTCGATGATGACTTTGAGCTGATATAGGACTGGGCGATGTCATACAACATAGCGGATAAATCACCGGAAGAGCGCGAGAAGGTTAACGTAGATTTGGCGGCGTCAGGCGTGGCGTACAAAGAGCGCATGAATATGCCGATTGTGCCTGCGCAGGTAGAAGAAGAGCAGCCTACGCATCTGCGCGAGTACTTCCGTGAACGCCTGCAGCATTATCGTGGCCAGAGCCACAAATTCCCAGGGCCGAACGACCCGCGCTATCAGCAGATGGCAGATGCAAACGGCAAGAAATAAAATAAGGACATACACTATGAGAATTAAAATTAATTGGAATGGTATGATTTTTGATGGAGAGTTACAACGCTCTGTTCAGAATGATGAAAGAGGCACTAAGATATTGACAAAAATAACCATTCCAAAAACAGAGGACAGCATCAATGCTTTCATTATGTGGCCAGTAAAACAGAATGTTAGTTTTGAATGCCACCCAGATGGAACTGGTGAATACTCTTTAGCTAGTGAAACTGCGACATCATACATATTTGAATAGCAGAAAAAACCGCAACCCAAGCCTCGCATTCGCGGGGTTTTTTATTACCTGAATCCTCTATAAGAGGCACACCTATGGACACTATCAGCGTCAGGATTCCCCGCGCCTATTTCACGGACGGGCGCGTTAGCACGGATGCATTGCAGCAGAAACTTCATCAAGCACTGTGGGAGCGTACCGGAGTGATGCCTGCTCCTGTTCGGGTATTCCTGCATGAAGGTCAAGCAATCATGGCATCCGGCTGCGGCGCTGATGATGTCGAGAGCATTTTAGGATTAGGAGTTAAACATGGCTGACATCATCGACAACGCACAAGAGCAAGAAGAACTGATTATCCTCGCCGCCTTATCCAACCGGCCAAAGCCGTCAATGGTATTTACTGGCCGCTGTTATTGGTGTGGAGAGACCATCAGCAAAGGAAATTTCTGCCTCGGCGATAGCTGTGCAGAAGACTACGAACGCAGGATAAAAGCAGACAGGCAACGAGGTGTCGCATGAGAACAAAACAAAGCGCCCTGCTCATCTTTGATGGCCGCATGATAACCATCTATCTCGGCGCGGCTGATGATGAAGAATATGCAGGCAAGATGGCGATTATTGAGCAGATCGTTAAACCAGGCGTGAAGCTAATAGCTGAACAATCAACTCTCGCTTCACATACTCCGGCAAACATCACAATCCAGTAGGTGCCAATGGACAAATACAGCCTTTCACGAAGTGAGGCCTGTAACTTCCTAGGCATCTCAGCACCCACGCTGACGAGCTGGATACGCTCAGGAAGACTGCAGGCAACAAGAAAAGACCCATCAAAAACCAAATCCCCCTACCTAATCACTCGCCAAGCCTGTATTGCCGCGCTTAACAATCCGATCCACACTGTGCCGGTGAGCGCGGATGATGCACATGAGGAGAAAGCAGCATGTCATTATTCCGCCGAGGGGAAACCTGGTACGGCAGTTACACGTCGCCAAGCGGCAAAAGAATTAAGGAGTCGCTTGGGACTAAGGACAGACGCCAAGCGCAGGAGTTGCACGACCGCAGAAAAGCTGAACTTTGGAGAATAGACCGATTGGGAGACTTCCCTGAGGTCACATTTGAAGAGGCGTGCTTACGCTGGCTGGAAGAGAAAGCGCACAAGAAATCACTCGATGCAGACAAGGGTAGGATCGGATTCTGGCTCATGCATTTTGAAGGGGTTTTGCTGAAGGACATTACTGAGGCAAAGATTTATACAGCAGTCAGCAGGATGACGAACAGGAAGGCAGAAGAACGGTGGGCATTAAGAGCGGAAGCTCTTGCCAGGAAGGGAATTGCGATTGAGCCACGGAAGGCTGAGCCTGTATCTACTTCAACCAAGGCCAAGCACCTGGCGCTGATGAAAGCGCTAATGCGTGCTGCAGAGCGCGATTGGAAGTGGATAGAGAAGTCACCAGTTATCAAGGTGCCACAGGAAAGGAATAAGCGAGTCAGGTGGCTTGAGCCCGCACAGGCGCAGCGACTTATTGATGAGTGTCCTGAGCCGCTTAAATCCACCGTGGAATTCGCGCTGACTACTGGCCTTCGCCGGTCGAACATCATCGAGCTCGCATGGTCGCAGATCGACATGCAGAGGAAGGTAGCCTGGATTTATCCGGAGGATAGCAAGTCAGGCCGGGCAATTGGCGTAGCTCTAAACGACACCGCTTGCGCCGTTCTGCGGAGACAAATTGGAAATCATCATCGCTGGGTGTTCGTTCACAAAGACCCGGCGAGGAAAATGCGAGTCGATTCTAACACTGCGTGGCGCGCGGCGTTAAGACGAGCTGGCATTGATGATTTCCGTTTTCATGATTTGCGACATACCTGGGCGAGCTGGCTGATCCAATCCGGGGTGCCGCTTTCTGCACTTCAGGAAATGGGAGGCTGGGAGAGCATAGAAATGGTACAGCGATATGCCCACCTTGCGCCTAACCACCTAACTGAGCATGCGAGGCAAATTGATGCGATTTTCGGAGGTTTAGTCCCAAATCTGTCCCATGATGAAATTGGAAAGACGGGATGA